AGCGCACTCAAACACGCGGCTTCCGTGGCTACCACTATATTATCTACAGATTGTGTAATCAATAATTTAAGAGTTGGTGATGAAAGCAATAGGTAGAAATATAATTATAAAAAAGAAAAAAGAAGATACCGTTAAAAAAACAGACGGTGGTCTTATGTTGACTCACAAACAGCGAGTTGATATTCGTTATAAAGAAGCTACTGTGCTTCACTGTGGTGATGATGTTAAAGGAATAAAAGAAGGTCAAACTATTTTTTATGACAAAAACGCGAGCAACCGCCTTGAAGTTGATAAAGAAGTTTTTTACGTTATACGTGATATTGATGTAGTTGTTGTATTATGAAGCTAGATGCTAGTGATATTAAAGATTTAAATCTACTAAAGCATTATCGCATAATACGTAAGTGGGCTTGTAAAAATAATAATCTCAACGATGCTGATTTAGAATTATTAATATATTTAGACTGCATTGGTTTATTTAGTAAGCGAGATTTTGAAATGGGTACTTATTCTTATAGTTGGGATAATAGACGTTGGAATAGATTACTCAAACAAGGTTGGATAGTTGTTTTTAAAACTAGAGAACAAGAAGGTAGATATAATGTTTATCAAGTTTCTTTTAAATGCAAACAATTAATACAACGTGTTTATAGAATAATGCTAGGCGAAGAAGATATACCAACTAGCACTAGAAGAAATAAAATAATGAAAGGTAGTAGTTATATAGATAAAGTTTTAATAACTTCTATTAAAAACGTAAACAACGATAAAGAAAGATAATTATGTCTAAACAAGGAATGAAGTACGATTATAAAGAAGCGTACAATAAAGATTTAAAACCGTCCGCGAGACTACACTATTTAGAAAATGCTAGGCATGATAAAGACTCTGTTGCTAAATTTGTGGATCCAACAATGGCTGCTGCAGGTATACAACCAGATATGACATATCAAGTTCCCATGCAAGCAAACCAAATGGGTGCAGCTAAACCTGTATTTAGTCCTCAGACTCAAGGTATGGCTGAAACAATATATGGAACTCCAGATCAACGTCAACAATCTGTAGCCACTCCATTTCAAGCTAACGCTTTTTACGCATCATTAGATGCTGCTAGAAAAGAAGGTAGAGACACGTTTAAAGTTGGTGATAAAACATTTGAAGTAAAATAAATAACTATGGACAAAAGTAAATTAATTATAAATAAGCCAGCTCTTGAAGGTCAAGTAGGTGAGTCTCATGTTTGGGATGGGCCGCTAGATGTTAATAGCTTTCCAAAGGGAAAAGGTAGTAGCTCTGGTAAAGATGGTATGGAAATACTAAAAGATATACCTGAATACAAAGCAGGGCCTATAACTCAAAAGGTAAAACGTGGCTAAACAAATAGACAAAAAAAGTCTTAAGTGCAATAAGCCTAGAAGAACACCAGGTCACCCTAAAAAATCTCACGTAGTTAAAGCTTGTGAGAGCGGTAGGGAAAAGATTATACGTTTTGGTGAGCAAGGGGCTAAAACTGCTGGTAAACCGAAATCTGGTGAGTCTGATCGCATGAAAAAGAAACGTGCTAGTTTTAAAGCGCGTCATGCTAAAAACATTAAAAAAGGTAAAATGTCTGCGGCATGGTGGGCTGATAAAGTTAAATGGTAATGGCTTTCAAACTAACACCTCCGTTTATATTAAATAACACTCCAATATATCAAGTTGATATGGAAGATGGTGTATTAGGTAAAGCTAATAATAATGGTACTATTATCATAAATAATAAAGTATCGCCAGCTAAAATGAAAGAAGTAATTGATCATGAAATGGTGCATATAGACCAAATGCGTAGAGGTGATCTTGATTACGATAATAAAAATGTATACTGGAAAGGTAAGGTAATACCTCGCTCAAGTATTAAAGAAGGAGCAAAAAACTTACCTTGGGAAAAAGAAGCTTATAACAAAACTAAAAAATAAAAAAATGCCTTATAGTAAATCACCAATGAAAAAGTCATCTTGTATTAAGATGTACGATGGTAAAGGAAAGCCATCAGGTTTAATGATGGAAGGATCTGTGGCTCACATGGAGTCTGCAGGTCAAGAAAAGAAAAACTTAATGAAAAATATGCCTGTTGATAGCAAGGCGTCAGCTATGGAAATGTCTCCATACAAACTAACTGAAAAAGAAAAACCAGAGCCAAAACCTTTTGTTGATCCAGGTGCTCCTGAAGGTTTTACAGCAGATGCTCCAGATGTAGGTGAAGCTGCATCTAAAAAGTTTTTCGCAAGCCAAGATATAGTTAATAAAGCCGTGCAAACATTAGAAGGTATAGAAGGTGGTAAAACACCATACACTGGTTATGCTGGAGCAACATCAACTGTTAAACAAGCTTTATTGGGTGGTAAAGGTAGAAAAAATAAATTAACAACAGGACAATTAAAATCACTTGCTAAAAGCGATCCTGTTAAAGGTATGGAATATCTTTCTAGAAATATAAGAAATGCGCCACTTGGAGACGCAAGACGTGCATTTGATAAATCATATAATCCTTTCAAGAAAAGCTAAATGAAAAAACTTTTAAGTCTTTTAACAGGCGGTTTAATTAAAGACGTAGGTAATGTAATAGATAAACTTACAACTACAGATGAAGAAAGATTAGCTGCTAAGCAAAAGATTCAAGAGTTATTGGAAAAAGCAGATCAAGATGCACAGGTTCAAATTACTGAACGCTGGAAACTTGATATGCAATCAGATTCATTTTTATCTAAAAACATACGCCCACTGGTGTTAATATATCTTACGGTTATATTTACGGCATTGGCATTTTTCGATGGTAACATTGGTGGTTTCCAAGTAGATGAAGCGTATATACCTATATTTCAATCATTGTTGATTACAGTGTACGGTGCATATTTTGTGGGTCGCACTTGGGAAAAAGCAAAGAAATCGAGTGATAATAAATAAGTAAATAATTTAAATTCAATTAAATGGCAAATTCAATTACAGCTGAAGAGCTTAAAACTATTCAAGAACAACAAGGAGAGTTAACTCAACTATTAAATCAAATCGGTCAACTAGAGGCAAATAAACATGCTTTACTTCATAGAATCGCTGACGTTAACGGAGGCGTTGAAGAAACTAAAAAAGAACTAGAAGAAAAGTATGGCTCTATTAATATTGATTTAAAAGATGGTACTTATACTCCAGTACAAAAAGAAGAGGAAATTGACGGTATGACCGTTGTAACTGAGGAGTAATGAGTACTGTTATAAGAAAAATCAGTATCGGTTCTGATTATAAAAATGATGCCATGCACTATGCATTAGGCCAACAGGTCTATGGTGGTCATGAGATATCACATATTATGTTTGACGACTCTGATACTTCTTATAACATATTTATAAAGAAAAACGATGAGGTATTGCCATGGAAGAAGTTTAATTCTAACATGGCTATATCTGTCGAATATGATTTAGAATATTAATGAGAAGTGTTTTTGATTTTATTATTATGCCAGACGGTAAAAGGTATAACAATGAAATCGATTTAAACGGAGATAAACTTATAGTTAATTCTAGTATAGAAAACTTTAAGTTAATAAATAGAAAAGCAGTTGTTATATCTACACCGACAGCTTTTGCTACACCCATACAAGAGGATGAAGAAGTTATAGTTCACCATAATATATTTAGAAGATATTATAACCAAAAAGGTAAAGAAGTAGATAGCAGCAGAACATTTGACGATAATAAATATTTATGTCAATATGATCAAATATATCTTTATAAACGTATGGTTAAATGGATGTCTGTAGGTGAACGTTGTTTTATTATGCCAATTAAAAACAAAGATGATTGGTCACTAGAACCAGAGCAGAAAAATAAAGGTATAGTAAAAATAGGAAATAAAACACTAGAGTCACTAGGTATTAATGAAGGTGATTTAGTTGGTTTTAAATCAAATAGAGAGTTTGAGTTTATAGTAGATAAACAAAGACTATATTGTATGGAATCAAATGATATTTTAGTTAAATATGAGTTCAAAGGAGACGAGGAAGAATATAATCCAAGCTGGGCGAAAAGCAGTTGAGGAACTTATTAAAGTTGCTGAAGAAAAAATCATTACCAATACTGAAGATGATGTTTCTGCAGATAGACTTAAAAACGCAGCCGCAACTAAAAAGCTCGCTATATTTGATGCGTTTGAAATATTAGCTAGAATAGAAGAAGAAAAAACAATGCTTGAAGATAAACCTCAAAATACTAAAGAAAAAAGTTTTAAAGGTTTTGCTGAAGGCAGATCAAGATAATGTACGAACAGTCTTTAGTAAAAGTAATACAAGACCACATTAAACCTAAAGTTTTAAAAAGAAACAATAGGTATAAAAAATGGGAGTACGGTTATGACGTTGAACACGACGTTGTTGTTATTAGTAAAGACGGTACAATAGGTGATGTAATTGAAATACAGAACCTTAAAATAGCTTTACCAGCTACACCTGATAATGTTTATTCCGCGTCTGATAAAATAGAAGATCAACGCTGGGCTAAGTCAGAATACCCTAAACCATTAGCTAAAATTAAAAGTGTATTTGACTGGGAAAGATACCCGGTTAATTTTAAAGAAGAATGGTACGATTATATCGACGAAGAGTTTAAAAGACGTGAAGAAGGATATTGGTTCTATAATAGAGGCGTGGCTACTTACATTACTGGTTCTCACTATATGTTCTTGCAGTGGAGCAAAATTGATGTTGGTGCCGCAGATTACAGAGAGTCAAATAGGCTTTTCTTTATATTCTGGGAAGCATGCAAAGCCGACCAGCGATGTTATGGTATGTGCTACCTCAAAAACAGACGCTCTGGTTTTTCATTCATGGCGTCATCAGAACTTGTGCATCAAGCAACAATATCTTCCGATTCACGCTTTGGGATATTATCAAAATCCGGGGCTGATGCTAAAAAAATGTTTACCGACAAAGTTGTACCCATATCAGTCAACTACCCGTTCTTTTTCAAACCCATACAAGACGGTATGGACAGACCAAAGACGGAGCTCGCCTACAGGGTACCAGCGTCAAAACTCACAAGGCGTAAACTCGACCAAGGCGAAGCGCCAGAGGAACTCGACGGTCTCGACACGACAATCGACTGGAAGAACACGGGTGACAACTCGTATGACGGTGAGAAACTCAAACTTCTCGCCCACGACGAATCAGGTAAGTGGGAGCGTCCGGATAATATTTTAAATAACTGGCGAGTTACAAAAACAACATTAAGATTAGGTAGCAAGATTGTTGGTAAGTGTATGATGGGATCAACGAGCAATGCTCTTGACAAAGGTGGTGATAACTTTAAAAAATTATATTATGCATCAGATGTCACACAAAGAAACCGCAATGGACAGACTAGCTCAGGATTATATAGTTTGTTCATACCTATGGAATGGAACTACGAAGGATTCATTGATTCTTATGGAGTACCTGTATTCGAAACACCAAAGGGCGCGATTAAAGACGCCCAGGGTGATTTAATTACCACAGGCGTTATAGAACATTGGGATAATGAAGTTGATGGTCTTAAAAATGATCAGGATAGTTTAAACGAATATTACCGTCAGTTTCCTCGTACAGAGAAACACGCGTTTAGAGATGAAGCAAAGTTATCTTTATTTAATCTAACTAAGATTTACGAGCAAATAGATT